AAGAGTTCTAGTGGTAAGTCTTCCTCCCAAAAAGAACCACAGGACTCAATACCCTTCTAGGTTTTAGTTCCTTTTTACCCTAGAAGACTAAGCCCCCATCTTTTTCGTTCATTTTTAGGTGGGGGCTATTTTATAATGAGAGAGAGACATGGAATATAAAAAAGAAATAATAACAGATATGTCTAATGAAGAGTATCACGCAACCAGTGGTGTTTCTTCAAGTGCTGTAAAGGCTGTATATAAAAAGACACTGGCGCACTGGAAGGGTGAGAAGCGTAACTCTAACAACGCAGCCTTTGCAATGGGAAGTGCAGTACATGCTAACCTACTAGAGAAAGAACGTAACCTAGTAGTCAAAGGACCAAAGACTAAAGCTAGTGCAGCATTTAAAGAGATGCAAGCCAACCTTGATGAAGATCAAATCTTACTTACTGAGGTAGAGTTTAACGTAGCTAACTGTATAACCAGGGGTGCTCTAAACAATCCTGTCTGTGCATCATACTTAAATCACCCTGATAGATTAAACGAGATCAGTATCTTTGTAGAAGATCCTATCTCAGGATTAACTTTGAAAACTCGTCCAGACTTACTGATAGAAAAAGAAGGTACAGTCTACGATGTAAAGACAACACAGGATGCTAGTCCAAGAGGTTTCTTAAAAGAGTGTCTGAAGTATGGCTACCTTTTACAGGGTGCTCACTACGTTTACGCATGTAAACTAGCAGGTTATGAAGTAGATAATTTTTCTTTTATTGCCTGTGAAAAGACTGCACCATTTCTTTCACACGTACATGTGATGGGTCCAGAAGTTATGCACTGGGGTATGAAGCAACTGCATAAAACTTTAGCTGTTATTGCAAAAGCAGAAAAGGATTCTGATTACAGTACAGGTTGGGGTGACTACACTGTTATCCAAAAACCTGAGTGGCTGTAATTAATTATGAGTACTAGATCCAGGGCTATAAAGGCAGGGTATCGTTCTGGTTTTGAGGATGACACAGCTAAGTACTTAAAGAAAAAAGGTATCAAGTTTACCTACGAGAAAGAACGTATAGAGTGGTTAGATGTTAGGACTCGACACTACACACCTGACTTTATCTTAGAGAATGGTATCGTAATAGAAACCAAAGGACGTTTTGTATCTAACGACAGACGTAAGCACGTAGAGATAAAGAAACAATACCCTGAGTTAGACTTGAGGTTTGTGTTTCAGAATAGTAGAGCCAAGTTATATAAGGGTGCTAAGTCTTCCTACGGTGACTGGTGTAAACGTCATGGATTTAAATATGCTCAAAAGGTAATACCTGATGAGTGGCTTGAAGAATAATCTTGACGTGTTTAATTTAATTCTTATAACTTGGAGGTTCCTGTGTTGTTTGAAATAACAATGCTACTTGACTTAGATTCTGACGCTAACTTTATAGCTGCAGATAAGGATGGTGCAAAGATAGGACTTGAACAAGCCGTATCTTACGCAGTGTACGATATTGATGATGTTGAAATAATAGAGATAGATGTAAAGGAAAAATGATGATTACAGGTAAAGACTTAGAAGACATGGGATACTTTGATCAATTTGATTTAAACAAACCAGAGAACAGCACAGTTCTTGCAGACTACACAGACTGGGTTGAAAAGAAAATTGTAACAACAGGTGATGACAGACTTATAGAGAACACACTTGGTCTTGTAGGAGAGGCAGGAGAAGTAGCAGAGAAGATAAAGAAAAAGATAAGAGATAGAAACAAAGTTTCCTCTGAGGAAATAGTTAAAGAACTGGGTGATGTTTTATTTTATGTAACTGCACTAGCTAATCATTTTGGTGAGAACTTAGCTATTGTAATGGAGAAAAATGTAGCTAAGTTAGATGGCAGGGAAAAAAGAGGAACACTACAAGGATCGGGAGACAACAGATGAACAACTACTTACCAACAGATTACCAAGCATTTATTCACACATCAAGGTACGCTAAATACTTTGATGGTAAAGGCAGAGAAGCATGGCCTGAAACAGTAGATCGTTACATAGAGAATGTTATAGGTGACAAAGTAGACTCAGATACTAAAGATGAAATAATGTTTGCTATACTTAACCTAGAGATCATGCCTAGCATGAGAGCTATGATGACAGCAGGTATAGCTTTAGACAGAGACAACACAGCAGGATACAACTGTAGTTACTTACCTGTAGATGACCCAAAGTCCTTCGATGAGGCTATGTTTATCTTGCTCTGTGGTACTGGTGTTGGGTTCAGTGTTGAGAGACAGTTCATTAGCAAGCTTCCCGAAATACCTAAACTCTTCGATAGTGATACTACCATTGTGGTAAAGGACAGCAAGGAGGGATGGGCTAAAGCGTTCAGACAATTACTAGTACTCCTATGGGCAGGTGAGGTTCCTCAGTGGGATGTAAGCAGGGTAAGACCTGCAGGTGCAAGGTTAAAAACATTCGGTGGTAGAGCCTCTGGTCCTGCTCCTCTCGTAGATCTATTTAACTTTGCAGTTAAAATGTTTAGAGAAGCAGAAGGACGTAAGCTATCCTCAATAGAGTGTCACGATCTAATGTGTAAGATAGGAGAGATAGTAGTTGTAGGTGGAGTACGTAGGTCTGCTATGATATCTCTATCTAATCTATCAGATGATCGTATGCGTCATGCTAAGTCTGGTAACTGGTGGGACAATGAACCCCAACGTGCCTTGGCTAACAACAGTGTAGCATACACAGAGAAACCAGATAGTCTGTCCTTCATGCGTGAGTGGATGGCACTAGTAGAATCAGGGAGTGGTGAACGTGGTATATTTAATCGTGAGGCGTCTAAGAGACAAGCTGCAAAGAATGGCAGACGTAATTCTGACTTTGACTTCGGAACTAATCCTTGTAGTGAGATTATTCTTAGACCGTATCAGTTCTGCAATCTTACGGAAGTTGTGGTACGAGCCACAGATACGGTGGATGACTTGGCTAGAAAAGTCAGACTCGCCACAATACTTGGGACGATCCAAAGCACGTACACCAAGTTCCCATACCTCAGAAAAATCTGGACAACCAACACAGAAGAAGAAAGACTCTTAGGTGTAAGCTTAACTGGTATTATGGACAACCCTGTAATGACTACAAAGAATATAGGACTGGATAAAACCCTTGAGAACTTACGTAACGTTGCTGTTGTTACTAATGCTGAGTGGGCTGATCGTCTTGGTATTCCACAGTCGGCAGCTATTACTTGTGTCAAGCCATCAGGTACAGTCTCACAGTTGGTTGACTCTGCCTCTGGAATCCATGCACGTCATTCACCTTATTACGTTAGAACCGTTAGAGGAGATAACAAAGATCCTCTTACCACCTTCATGAAGGATCAAGGTATTCCTAGTGAGCCTGACGTATTCAAACCAGATCAAACAACAGTGTTCTCGTTTCCTGTTAAAGCTCCTAACAAGGCTGTAGTTACATCTGACTTGTCTGCTGTTGACCAACTTAAAATGTGGTTGATGTATCAGAGGCACTGGTCAGAGCACAAACCTAGTGTGACAATCAACGTCAAGAAAGATGAATGGTTTGAGGTTGGAACATTTGTGTATGAACACTTCGATGAAATGAGTGGTGTATCTTTTCTACCTTATAACGAACACACTTATCAACAAGCTCCGTATCAGGAGATAGACAAAGAAGAATACAAAAATATTTTAGTTACTATGCCAAAAACTATTGACTGGTCTAGACTCAGCGAGTATGAAAAAGAAGACACTACTACATCAAGTCAAACAATGGCTTGCACTGGTGATGTCTGTGAGGTGGTAGACATAGGAGCTTAAAGTATGCCAAAGAAAAACGCTTCCTCTATTAGAGAGGGTACAGCAGCAGAAAAAGAGTTTATAAAATTACGTGGAGATAACTTTGTTAGATCTGCTACAAGAGAAGAAGATATCTTTGAACACTGGGACGTTTTAGATAAAGACTTTGGTAAGGTTGACGTAAAAGCAGCCAAACGATTTGAAAGGAAAGGACCAGTAGACTACACAATCTGGTGGGAACTACGTACAGTTAAACGTCCTCCTGATTGGAAGCCTACAAAGGGATGGGGAGTACCTAACGATATAGATAGGTTTGTTGCAGTAAGAGCAAAGGACTTCTTCTATCTGTTAGATCCATCTAATATTATACATGATCTTAGGAAGAGATGTACTGAATACTTTAAGGGTGAGTTTGGTTTACTGACCAGACCAGGTAGAGGTGATTTAATTACTATACTTCCTTTAGACTACGTGGTAGAACACAGTACACACTCTGTTGCTATAAGCTAGGATAGAATATGAAATGCAAAGACTGCGGTTTTCTTCTTGATGATGATGGTCACTGTGGAGAGTGCAACAGGTATAGTGTTTCAGATATAATAGACTTAGCAGGAAGGAAAGAAATGAGTTCTAAATTTAATCCAGTTGATAAACCTTTCCACTACAATCATGCAGACGGTGGGATAGAATGTATTGACTACATCAAACAAGTCCTTGGTCTTGATGGCTTTATAGATTACTGTCATGGTAACATGATAAAGTATCAACACCGTTACAGATATAAAACTAATCCTGTAGAAGATATGGAAAAAGCACAGTGGTATCTTGCCAGGATGTTAGAGTCGTTAAAAGAAAAACATAAATGACTAGCAAAGATAATAAAAAAACCCTTGAGCAGGAAGCCCAAGAGTTTGTATCAAATAAAGATACTACTCAGATAAAGGTAGAGACTAACGATTTCTTTGCAGGTCATGCCTTGTCAGGACTCCTTGCTTCTGGTAAGTATTACACTAAGTCTGATCAAATAATTGAGGAAGCTTTCTCCTACTCAAGTAAGATGATCGACTACAAAAATAATAAAAAGAAATAACAAACTAAAAACCCCCAGTTAATTCCTGGGGGTTTCTTTTTAGTCGTATGGTTCGTTCTCTCTTATGTTTGGAACTATGGCTAGAAGTTTCATTCTTCTTGTTAATTCATCCGATATAGTCTCAGACTCAGCCAAGTACTCATCTGCTGTTTTAAACCCAAGGGTTTGTGCAGCAGTATTTAAGTTTTGCTTACCGCCTTTATCTTTAGAATAAATTATATAATTATTTCTAATATATCCTCTAGCTTTTATCTTACTCTCATTTTCTGATAAGAAAGAATCAAACAAAGCTTCGACTTGTTCTTTTCCTTTTCTTATTTTCTTTCTAATCCAACCCTCAAGAAGATTAGCTTTATCTAAGTTAGAGATACTATCACTGGCTACAATCTCATCGTAAGTCATCTCCCCATACTTCTTTGAAGCAGGAGCTTTAGACTTCCAGTTTTCAAAGTCTTTGTACATTGACTTAGCTAGTCTTTCTCTCAAGACAAGATCAACGTTAGCACTCTTTGTTGCAGTGCTTCCATATATCTGCCAGTTCTTTAAATTGTATCTAGACATTTCTTTTTGTAGTGTTGTAAGAGGTGGCTCTGCTGTTCTACCAGTAATCTGTTTTAGAGCAGGGTTTACTTTACCTCTAGCTACAGGGTTGTCAAAGTCATAGTAAGAAATATCTGTCTCATCATTAAAAGATTGTAGGTACTGTCTAGATCTCACATCAGGCAACATCCTCAGTGCTCTGTTGGTCATCTCAGCACCACTGTAGTCTAGCTTTACATCATCTGTGATTGCTAGTTCTCTGGTGTAAGGATTACCTGCTTGATCATAGTCTGCCTGTCCTATCAAGTCTCTTGCTATTGCACCTGGCATCGTAAAGGTAGATAAGAAATCTCCAAACTTTTTCTCTAAGTCTGGTGTTATTTTTTGTTTTGCTACAGCATCTAATATTGCAACAGGAATACCAAGGTCAAAAGAAAATTCTGGTATACCACCAAGAACATCTTGTAAGTCTCTCTTTAGCTGATCTGTGTTATCAAAAGAAGTAGGAAGACCATTCTCTTTTCTCCATGCTTGATCACCTAAATACATATGGAACATGGCAGCACCAAGCAAAGGTTTGAGATCCTCTTTTGCTCCTAGCTCATTCTTTATAGATCCGTAGTCAACTTCACCATCTCTATCTTTAGCTATCTGATATCCTGCAAACAACATCATAGCTCCAGTGG